AATAGTATTGACATATTCGATGGGTCTAACCTAAGAGTGAGACTAGGAGAGCTATAACAAGAAAGCCCCCAATTAAGGGGGCTTTTTATTACTCTATAACTTTAGGCTTCTTCTAGTTCTTCTTCAGATTCTTCTATAGTACCAGGTCTAGCTCTTAAACTATTTATCTGACCTTCAGATAATCCCTGCCAATTCTCAGCGGCTTTAAAGAATTGCTGTACTTCATTAAAAGGTCTAGTACCTATAAAATTCATAAGTGTTTGGTAATCTCTTACCGGTATTAATACTGCTACTGCTTGTTCTTCCATTTTACTTCTCCTAAAAGCCTGTATCACATGTGCCACCTAAACAAGCGGAACTTGCCATTGTATCCACATCTGTATATTGTGGTTCTATATTTTCAGAAACCCAATCAATTGGTACTAGATTGGTATTTATTTTTACCCATTTATGATAATTGTATACATCCTTAAGACAATGGGTAGTCTCTCCTATATCTCCATCAAAATAATTATCTGCAAACTTATTACACCTTCTTATCCAGTCTTCTTGAGGAAAATTTCGTTTAAGTATATTATTAGTACCATCTAGTACTTTGAAACAAGCATCCCAAAGGTCATCATTAAATACGTGCAATCCATCAACGATAAGCCCAGAAGCGAAAAGAGCTGCATCCCCGTAAAAATCAAGTAACTGCTCTCTTGAAAATACTTCTGTAAAGGGAGCTTGTGCGTAAGCTTTGTCGCCTGTAATTCCTAGCAATGATACTCCAGCAAAATCGTCTTTGTACTTAAATAAGTAGTCCCTTACTTCGTCCCAATCATCAACTTGTATTGTGTTAGATACATTGTGGCGGACCAAAGGATTTACGCATAGATGTTCATTAGTTCCATACTCAACCCAGTTATTTTGAGTTAGCCTTACAAGTTCTAGTTGATTCGTACCCACTAAATGACGTTTAAACAGAGATTCTTTCGGCGCCTCTACTGGAATTGAGAAAACCCAATCCACTTTCTCACTACTCCATACACTTTCTTCTACCGCTTCCGGGTTATATTTAGCAAAGATCTTAGCAATGTCATTCTCTTTATTCATCTGCATATTACGGAAATACTTGGGTGCATGTTCTGCCCCGATACCTGATGCAGTCATAAGTAACACAGAAGCATTACCACTAGGTTTAACACAAGTAGTTCTAGCCGCTTGATTAATTCCTATCATTCTAGAGATATTCTTATTTGTGACCTTTACAATCTCGGCCCCTTCTCTCTGAATCTCCTCGTTAAACAAAATATCAGGATTGTTACACCAACCAGTTACTGATACACCAAGTAGTGCTTCACGCTCAAATATATCTTTAGATTCTTGCCCTAGATACTTAAAGTTAGTATACCCTGCCTGAAGTGTGCCCATAATAGCACCTGCCCTACACGCCTCATAAAATTTAACGGGGGTGTTGCAACGTCCTCCATTAATCTCCACTAGGTTACACCCTTGCCACCCAGAAACACCTGATTCTGTCTGAGGCCACATGCCTATCTCAACGCACGGATTTACACATACGTCTCTATCTTCTACTAATACAAATCCAGGCTCCCCAAACTCTTTGACAGACTCAAATAATTTAGCAAACTGTTCCGCAGTGGTATTTTCCCTTACTAAAATAGCTGAATTATTAGATCGCGCACGTTGTGGATTATCTTCTAACCAATTACCTGTTTTAGCCTTAAGCATTTCTTCATCATCATAGCTAAATAAACAAATAGTAGCAGACCTACGTACGCCACCACTTAATACAGCATCCGACATGTGCATTACTATGTCATATATAATGATAGGGCTGAGCTGCTTATTTTCGTGATTTAAGAAACTGCTCATAAGGGCTTCAATTTTACCTAAACTGGCTCTTAACCCGTCAGGCCCAGGAGCTTTGAATCCCCCAGTTATCTTAGATCCTTTAAGGCGTATTAAAGAATAATCAAAAGCTACATGGTATCCTTGGTACTCAGGAAATGTTGCTTCGAATCCGGAGGCAACAAAAGAACTTAGTAAAACTCCTATAGCATCAGCCCACCCTTCAATCTCATCAGGAATCACAAAAGTCTTAGCTCCTTTAGTTCTTGGCGCAAATTCTGGTAATTTTTCAACATGGTGCCATTGCACAGAAAATCCTGTGCCACAACCACAAAGTAAAAGGTACATACATTCTTGAAAGAATTTTAATCTATCTGCATAAGAACTGAGACAGTTATATATCTTAGCTTCATGCTTAAGAAGTGGTTCACCACCCCATTGGAGAGCCCTTTGCGACCCTAATATGTCTTTATCCTTGTAAGATTCTTCTGCGAATAGGAGGGCCCTTTGTAACTCAGGGCTATCTACTAATTTATCATGATACTTTTTTTCGTGCATACCCATAACACGACGAACACTATCATTCCAGTTCTCCATCCTGCCTTCTTCGTCTAAGTATCCTGCGTAATCCGTATAATATTTAATATCACTAGCTAATTGACTTCCTGTATTTACCATACTTATCCTCTTACTATTTTACGTAGTTCACGTAAATCTTGCTCAGCTTTGAGCAGTTCTTTCATTCTTACTTTAGATACTACTGGGTTACTTTGTCTGAACGGGTATTTATTCAATGTATCTTCAGCTTTTAACAATTCGTGATACCTGTAAGGGTTTAGAATAGCTGCTGAGGCTGTATAAGTTACATACCGTCTAGTGTGGTCTATATCAGGTTTAACATCCATAACACCTAAAATTCCATCTAGCATATTATGGGCTAATCCGGTATATATACAACCTTTAAAATCCTCTTCAAAAGCCTGCATCGCTATTTCTTCTTGGCTGACCCTACTTTGACTATACCACATACCACCTTTTCTATTTACCATTTTATATCTCCCATCTGTTCTCTAATATCTGAAATGTTCCCTTCACCAATAGCTTCGTCGCAATGCGACAATAGGTCCATAAGCTTATAGTTTAACATTATACGATCTGGATTTTCATTTAAATCTACCATGAATTTATACTTACTATCAATTGGAATTGCATCGTAAATATCAAAAGCTGAGTCATACTGGCTTATAAGGTCAACTGCACGTTTTTCTCCAATCTGAGCAAATCCTTGAATATTATCGCCTTTATCCCCGCATATTACTTTATAGTCTAAGTACTTCTCTATAGGGAAATCATAGTGTTCTGACCAATTAGCTAAAGTATATTCTTTCCTAGTAACATAAGAGAACTGGCTTACATCTTCACTTACCAATAAATTCCAATCTCGATCAGAGCTGATTAGCCAAATATTTTCAAGTTCATACTGCTTTCTATGAAGTACTAAGCTTGCAGCAATATCATCTGCTTCCACCCCTTTATACCTTAGAACTACATAACCTTGTTTTTGCATATTTTTAAGAGTTTGTTCATATTCTTCAAAGAATTCCTCGAAGGCTACCTTTTCTTCAGGTGTCTGGTCTTTAAAACGTTCTTTACGGTCAGCTTTATAATTTTCGTCAAGATTCTTCCTATAAGTAGAAGAGCCCCAATCTGCTGTAATTATAGTCTTTTCAGCTTTATAAGACTGTGCTAAAGATTCTACAACTTTCTGAAACTCATAACGGTAGTCAGACCTCCCCGCGTGTTTCCAACGAAAGCATAGATTAAGCGCATCTACTATCATAGCGTTGTTAGGTGGGTTTTCCACCATGTCTGTAAATTGTTTTGCCATACTATTCCTCTAGAGCGTGTGTAAGTAGGTTAAGCCCGTACTCTCCGAAAAGCATGGTAAAAACATCTCCGTTATCATCATTAAGCCATTTCATTAGTTTTAGTACTTTAACCTGGTTATCTATAACCCTACCGTGTTCTTCATTGAATCTATTAGCAAACTTACTAGTTTTGTCTATTACTAAAGTATTTATAATATCATTACAGTTGCTACAATATTTGGTATTCCCCCTAAAGATACCGTCTCTATTTACTTCTTTACATAAATCACATTGATGTACATTGGCCATTATCTATCGTCCCCACTTCCTTGAATTGTCCCAGATTCTAATCTTCTTAAAAGCTTGTCTATGTTAGTCTTAGCTATATATTCTAATGTGGTGTCTAATTCATAGGCTACTGCGTTAATATACCAAAGTACATCACCTAATTCTTTAATAATAGAGAATCTATCTTCATCTGATACGAAGCCTTCTTTATCTCTCATGATCTTTTTAAGTTTATCAGCTACTTCTCCAGCTTCCCCATTAAGACCTAGAACTGGATATACAATATTCTGTCCTCTATCTGGGTACATAGCAGTCTTATCTACTATATTCATATACTGCCAAAATGTTAAATCTGGTTCCATTAATGTTCTCCTGCTAAAAATTTTACTGTTTCGTTCTCTAGCCATTCTTCGGCTAGAGCTACATATGCGTCTAACCAAGAAATATACAAGTATTTTGTATGCTTAGGCTCTACGTCTGTTACTACATATACTTTAGACCTATTATACTTATAGAATAATAAAGGTTCTTGATCTCCACCTTTTGCTTGTATAAGTAACTTTCTCCACCATTGCATTAAGTTATTAGTCTTTACTTGTGTAAAAATCTTATCACAAAGTGGAGAGTCTTTATAACTCTTAACTTCTATACAATATATGTTTTTTTCATTAGGAACCCATAAGTCCCCTTTTAAATATGCTAATGCACCCGAAGCGGGCACTCTCTCAAATTGGTGGCCTTTCCAATCCCTGAGCATATCTCTTACTAAGTATTCTCCTCTAGCTCCTTTAGCCCTACTGTCTACCATTGTTTTTATACTCTACGAGCTTTGCTCGTCTTGGGCTAAACTAGCCTTTCCCTTTTCACTCAATTGATGATATTTCATTTATCTTTATAATCTGTAGTTTTGGTACTAACGGATGTTCCCATTGATGACTAACTACGAAGGTATTAAGACCTTCTTCCTTTAGCAGTACTTCTACCAGTTTCTCTTTACCGAATTCATCCAATACAGATATAGTTTCATCTAAGAAAAGCACATTGATCTTAGACTTAGAGATACTACTCATTAACTTACGAATAGCAAGCAATGTAGATGTATTAACTCTTGCTAGTTCTCCACTAGATAACTCAGTAATATCTACTGTTTCCCCTTCATCTGTAATTTCAACATTCAGTTTATCATTAGTAACAACAAATTCTAGAGTGAATTTACCGTCTGATAGTTCTCCTAGGTATTCATTTACTATGTCTTCAAGGTCTTTAACCATACCTTCAATTTTATATGCAAGTAGACCATTTGTGCTAAAAGCCTTTTTCAAAACTTCTAAATTAGATAATAAACTAGTTCTGCTGTCTAAGGATATCTGAGCTTGGTTTAATTGTGTCTGAAATTCCTCCGTTTGTTCAAGGATTACTTGTATTCTCGTATTTTTCTTAGTTCTTACTTGGTTTTCTGTTGATGTTTCCGATAATTTAGTTTTAGCCTCCTGTAAGGTAACCTGTAATTCATTCAAACGGCTTTTAAGCTCATTAGCGTCCAACAAAATCGCAGGTAAATCTGCCTCAACGCTTCTGTAGAGGTCCTCCCAATCTTTCTGAATTTTACATTTTCTAGCAAAGTCTGTATTGTTTATTCTAATTTCATTTATTTTTTCTGTTAATTCTGCTATTTGCAGATCAGAATGACTTATCATGTACTCCTGTTCTTTAACTAGTTTTTTAACAAAAGTTTCATCAATAGGCTGTGTACACACATGGCATACCCCCTTTAGTCCTTTAATCTTAGTCAATGTATTAGTCGCAAAAGTTTTATCAGATTGATACTTTCCCAAGTCTGACTGTAGAGTATCATAGCTCAGTTTTTCTGTAGCTTTTATACTCTTAGTTGAATTCAGGTCTATCTTATTTAGCATAGCCTTATATTCATTATTCTTAATTATTTTTGCATTGCTCTGAGAAATATTAGAAATTTTTGTGGAAAGCTCCTGAGATTCTTTCTCTTCCACTTCCGTATTAATTTCTAATTTCAACATAGGTAGTATGTTGGTATCACTTAATTTATTATCTTGCAACCATTTTGATATAGTATCTATTTTAGATTTTATACTTACTGTTTCCGTATTCAGGTCTTTAGTCGCATCTTTGAAAATATCAAATATACGAACGTATTCCTCAAGATGCAATAAATCAATAAGAAACTTCTTACGGTTAGTATCCGTAGCAGTTAAGAATTGTAAGCTAGTGTTAGTGTTTTGATTTATTAGTTGCGAACAGGTTTTAAAATCCATACCTAATAAATCTTGTATAGTTTTATAACTACCAGTAGCTGTGTGGCTGCTAATATCTTCACCATTCCTAGTTAACACCACTTTTATACTAGTTTTTCTATCTACATTGATTTTGTACTTATCACCATCTTTAGTAAATTCCAGAGAAATCCAATAGCCTTTTCCATGATGTCTATTTGGAATTGCAGACTTTTTAGTGCCTTTTGAGTTCTTATTGAACATCACTTCTTCTAAAATAAGAGGGATTGATGTTTTACCCGCCCCATTAGTACCAAGAACTTGGGTAAGTATATCTTCGTCTAGGTGAAGTATATTGTTGTCGCCATAGCTAAAGCAATAACCCCATTCAAGGGTTTGTAATGTAAGCATTATACGTTTCCTTTAATATAGTTATGGAAAGTTCCTATAATATTTTCCACTTTACTACTATCTAACATAAGTATAAATTCAAGATATTCCGCTAATTCTTCCACTATAGTCATTTCACTACTAAGAACTAAAGCCGCTTCAGTACTTCGTTTTACTACTTTCTTATCTAGAAGTTCTGAGTTTTCTACTGCTGCGAGGTCTTGTAGGTCTCCTTGCAACTCATATATAGTGTGATCATATTCTGTAGCTACCATATCTACTGGGTTTTCTACAGTTTTACGAAGCAATTGCGGTAGTTTGAACTCGTGCCAAGTCCAAGACCAATCATCCTCTATTAATATATATCCAGTCTTTACCTTAGCCCTATGAAAAGAAATAGTCATCGGGCTACCTGGGTATACTATGTTTCCTTGAGAGTTTGAATGAGAGTGTAGATCGCCAGCAAATACTACTGGAAAGTCTTTAAATATTTCTAAGTCTACCTCAGGCTTAACGTGCGGAGGTATCTCCCCTCTAACATGGGTAAACAGGGGTAAATCCTTATTAAATTGGTCACAAACGTTCTTCTTGTGTAAATCAACATATGAAAGGATGCTAAACTTTTTTTTGTACTCTATTGATTTATCTATAATTGTTACTAACGGATTTATTCTTGATGTAGCTTCTTTAAGATAAGTTAGGAAAGTCTGCCCTTTATTAGTGGCTTCATGATTGCCGTCTGTAATAATAGTTTCTACAGTAGCACTAGAGACAAAAGAAAAATATACCTCTAGTTCTTGCATAGTAGGCAGACGATCGAAAATATCTCCACTAATTATATGTAGGTTACATTCTATGTCATTAACTTGCTTAAAGAACTCTCTATATCTAGCGAGAGCCCAGTCTACAGGAACATTCTTTTGGCCTAGTTTAATATGCCAGTCTGCTGTAAGTAGTATCATAAGGTAATACCTTCATTAATTATTCTATCAACCACCATCCCATATTCTCCAACTAAGTTGTAGATCTTTTAAAAAAACAAATGCGGGCTTCCATAGTTCATCAGGGACAGGGGTTTCTCTAGTGAAAGCCCACTGCACAAGTTCGTTAGTCTTACTGTCCAACCGGAATATTACTGCTCCAGTTATATTTTCAGGCTTAACTATATGACCATCCCGCATCTGCTTTATTGCCCAAGGTAGCGTTCCTTTGGCGGCAAATAAGTTTTTAAAAAACAGTTTCATTTATTATTACGTTTCTCTAGTATTTTCCATAATTTACCAATATCTTCTCTAAGAATATCTTTATTATAACCAAAAGTACTCATTAACACCTGCCTATTATTTATTTCAGCAAGTATTTTAGATTTCTTTTCATTTTCAAACTCTTTAATTGCTTTCATATAATTCCCTAAAAGCTTTGGGGTCTTCCGACCCCTCCGCTATAATAACTTAGCCTACTTTGAACTCATCTTCAATAGCTTCTTCATCAGTATTAGCTTTTTCATTCTCTTTACCACTAAAACGATCTAAAAGCTCTTTTTGAGCATCAGGAGTAGGACGAGGCATTACTTCATCCATAGACTTCAAATCTTCAATTGCTTTAAGTTCACCTTCATTAAGCGAGCGTTTTTCACATTCAAGTGCCATTAGATTGTACTCAACATTAAAAGCTAGAGCACCAGTTTTCTTACGCTCAACTACAATGTCCCAACCTTCTGCAGGGTTTGTAGGGTCGCCAAGTTTACGAGCTGCTCCTACTACTTGCTCCCAAAGCTTTTTCTTTAGATTTACTACTTTCACTGCATAACCAGATTCAGTCGATTCATCCGCAATAACACACTGAGTAACATAGGACCAACTGCATTTAAGATCAGGATTTTGATCACGTACCCAATCTTTCTCTATATTAGTGAAAGCTTCTTTATTACGGTCAAAGGCTAGACATTCCATAGGAATATTCTTATCATTTTCTCCCTTAATCCAGTACACATAACGAGGTAAAATATCCCCCACTATACGGAAGGTATTTATTCCATTCTTAAAAGTGTATGCGTTGATTTCTGACTTGATTGCAGAGCCTTTGCTCTCGTTAAACGATAATGCCATGTTTATTCTCCATTTTCCATCCTAAAAGGTTTGGAAATATATTGTACTGCTTATTAGCAGTTATTAATGCTACCCAATTAAAAGAGGGGTTGCTACTCTTCAAACTTGAAATGTATAATACCCTTATCTACCCATAATAAGCTATCGTCTCTTAAATAGCTTGTTGGGTCTACGCGAGAATGTATTAATTCTAATGTGGTATCTTTGCTTAGTAAGTAACTAGCTAATGATCTTTGAGAAGCTATTGCCATATAAATACATATATCATATTTGGAATATCGGCTATTTAATAAGTCTATAGGGTTTGATAAATATGACTCGCCTATAAAAGCATTTAAATTGTACTTATATAATGGGTCGTATAGCCCCCAAGGGATAGTGTTAAATGTTAAAGCTCTAGCTATTCTTATACACTCAGAAGGCTTCTGTTTAGCTGCCCTAAATATCCTTTGCCAATTATAATAAAGCACTTAAGTTTTTTT